TCAACCAATGCTTCTTGTTCGTCCATTCTTTTCTAATATAGTAATTATATTTAACTTAATCAACTTCACAAGTTTTACTATAATTCTATATTTATATCTGTATGCCAATTGATATTACAATTAACGATATTTCAGGACAAACACCTTATGACATATATGTATGTGATACTGGTTCCACGTATTGTGTATATTCGGCTACCATAAATTATGGTGATTTACCATACACATTCCAAATCCCTGTGATTTATTTTAACAATACAAGTGTAAACTTAAAAATTGTTGATGACAATGAATGTGAAATAAATCAAATTTTAATTGTATAATGGCACTTTGTTCCACGTTAACATATTGTATTTCCTCTGGTGGTAACCCATATGATGGGCAATATAGTTTAGTTGGGACATACAACGGATATGACTATTATTCAGGTGATTCTGTTTCATACTATATATATTTTTCTACTGGTAGTACTGTTTGGTGTTTATCAACAAGTTTAGGTGGTACTTGTGAACAATTTGGACAAACAGGTTCTTTTACTGTATGTCCTGACTTGGATGAGGGGTTTTTTAGTTCGGGAAGTTGTCCTACCACAACAACCACAACAACTTCACCATGTGATACTTTTGATTTTGCGGCTATTTTTGATTGTATGGTTCCAACAACAACTACCACAACAACCATACCACCAACAACAACTACAACAACAACGATTCCATTCGATCCGTGTACTGGAGTATCAGTAAATGCTGCGATTACCGCATACACAACCACAACAACCACAATACCAGTAACAACTACAACAACTACTATAATTCGTCCTTGTAATTTTGATGGTTTAGCACAATTTAATTTGTTTGATGAATTTATGAGGTGTGGTAACGCAAAAAGATTTAGGGATTGTATTACAGGATTTAATTATTACACAAATGAATTGATATATAATGAATCTGGTGAAACTTTAACACAAAATTATGTTTATAAAACAACAATAAATGGATTGTCAGCTTGTGTGACATTTATGGGATTAGTTGACAATATAAGTGGTGCTGATGATATTGTTATAGTTGAGACATTAGGTTTAGAAAGTGCGGGAGCTTGTCTTTCTTGTTTGCCAGACCCACCTCCACCGCCACCACCTTGTGATTGTTATGTTTTATTAGGGTTTAGTCCAGCAGGTGGAACATTCTCCATAATTGATTGTGATTCTAATCCAACGACATACTCTGTTGCAAGGGGTGCAACTGGTTACACCTGTTCTTTGGTATTACCGACTTTAATTTCAGGTAACGCAAGTGTTTATATAAATTCAGGTTCTTGTGATACCGTAGTTTGTGCACCTGAACCACCATCACCACCCGTACCTTGTACACCATACACATACCACGTTGCGAACACATCACCTGTTGGCGGTTTAACATTTACTTTCACTGATTGTAATGGTGTAATTATAACTGGCGGACCTTTAGGACCTTATGATTCTGAAAATGTTTGTTCCACAACATTACCGATTGGCCCAACGCAATTAAGTATTGGGTTACTTGAACCACCAATACCATGTGTATAAAAAAATATCGTCTAAAAAGACGATATTTCAAATTATCGGTATTTCAAACGATATTATTTCCAAATTTCTTTACTTCTCATATAACCTAAAACACAAGTATACGCATCTGTTTGATCGAAATTTTCTTTTTTTAGTGTGTTATTTCTTGTATATTGCCAATTGATTTGTGGTTCTTTTTTAGCAACTTTTTCCCAAATTAACATTTTTTTATCAATGTCTTTAGGTAAACCACCGAATAAAACAAATTTACCTTTATCGTTTTCTCTAACTAAATCAGGCCAAGCAAATTTTCTTGCGTTATATGTAGATATGAATTCAGGTACAATTCCCAAAATATTATATATCTCTTTGAAAACAAAACTATTAAACCTTAAAAGTGTTTGTATTGTGTATACATTATTTGAATTTAGTAATGGCTCTTCTATCACCACTTTTACAATACCTAAATTTACATACTCCCTTAACTTTTCTCCTACGATTTCTGATTTAAGTATTAACTCTTTCAATTTATCATCATCTTTACTTTTAGGTCTTGGTGAAATATGTGTCAACTCTAATAGTTCTTGTGATTGAATGTCAAATAATGCCCACCCAATGGTTTTGGTGGATATATCAAGTCCCAAAATTTTTGGGGTATTTTTAATAGTTTTAGCCATCTTATAACTTTTAATTAGATAATAATTTATTATTAAAAAAATTAAAGGTTATATATCTAATTTGATTACATACTGTTGGATGCCTTGTCTTAATGTTGGTGATTGTAGTTTTGACATAACCAATATATCTCTTTCATTATCAAGTAGGGCTATTTCAGTAACATACGATTTGGAACCTGGTGTCCAAGATGGATTTGTTGATACTTGAAACTCGCTTGAGCTCAAATTTATCTTATATTTCATTTCGTAAATTGTTGCCTGTATGTCTGTTTCTAATGAACCATAAAAATAATACTCATCACCAAAATTAAGTGAGTTACCTGTTGTACTACCTGATGGTATTTCAATGTAATTGTTCAAGTTATAAAAGGGTGCACCGTTATAGTTTTCTTCAGAAATAACAAAAGTTGTTCCAGTTAATGCATCTTGTGTTATAAACCCATATATTGTACTACCCGTTAGTAAATAAGTAAAATCAATTTCTCTCCATTGTGTTGGATCAGGTCTTTGTCCTGTTGTTACCTTTTGTGCGAGTATTTGGAATGTGTCTCCAAAATATCCTTGTGGTATATCACATAGTGGACAAGGTGCTGCAGTAGTTGTTGTTGTTATTGTACAACCTGTACATTCCTCAACCAAATCAACTATTGCATCACCACTAACTGTTATTCCCACTGAAGAACAAATATATGTATTTGAATTTGCGGACAATATAAATGGTGAGGTTTTTTCTTCATCACAACATGGTTCAAATTCTAAAATTACATTCTCTGTTAAACCACTATTTGCAACAAAATAACTTCCACAGAAAGGAGGTACGGTTGTTGTGGTAGTGGTTGATGGGTAAACGAATGGTTGTATTAAACATCCGAACTCACTTCCAAATCTAACTGCAACATTTTTAGATGTGTCAGGATTACAATCATTATTATTTCCTAATATTTTACTGTAGTAATTACAATGTAATGAATTAGTAAAACAATAATCATTACCAAACCTATAAGTAACATACATAGTTTGATTACTTCCTGTCAAAATACCATTTGCAGATGTTGTTGTATCACAAGTATTTGGTGTTAATAGTGAAATTTGTGGTGCAGGAAGTGTCCAATTACGATTTGATTTATAGGACATAGCAGCAATGATTTCCTCATCATCAATTACAATCATTTGACTATCAGGGAACACTTTACCTACTCTACTTGGGTATCCATCTGTATTTGGATTTGTGTCCCAAAGATGATAGTATCTAATACCAGGTTGATTCATACCTGTATTTTTACTTGACTGTATATAGTATGGTTGAAATAAATTCAAATTCTCAAACCCTGGAGGATCCACCCAGAAAGTTTCACCATTACAACAATCAGGATTCTTATGCCACATTAACCAAGGAATGTGTATTTTGAAATTCCTTGCTTGTCCTGTGGTATCTTGCGGATTCGTAGGATTGTATGGCTCTAAAGCGAATTTTTCACCGTAGAAGAAATCAATTGTTTGATTTGTGTAGTGAATAATTGCGATAGCTTTTTGTTCTTCAGGTGTTACTGTTATTTTCTCATCAAATGAATTATAGTAAAATACGGAACTAGTATCTGTCTGTCCTAAACTTGAATTATATCCTAAATATTCTTTAGTTCCTATATAATTTATTGAGCCAAATTTGTCATACCCGTTATAAACTGTTGGTATCAAACCAGCAGGATTTTCAGTCCAAGGAATATTCATATTCCAAACTTTTACATCAAATTGATCAGTATCACAAATTGATTCAAAATCAATAACTTGTTCATTCCAATGTTCCATTGGTGTAATACTATCGTATATTTGTGTCATATTTCGTGGATAGAACAAAACTCTTGAATAACAAGTAAGTCCCATACAAGAATAGTCTGGTGTATTTCTATCAACCGTAATCGTATCTTGACAAACATCTATAACCCTATATGTAAGCATTGTTGTGCAGCTACTCATCGGCATAAAACATTCTGGCGGAGGAGGTAGTGGACACTGTGGGCTTGGTGTTGGTGTCAGACACGGTGTTTGTGATGGTGTTGGTGTAGGTGTTGGGGTAGCACAAGAAAGACCTGGTGTTAATGTAGTGGTAGATGTCGTTGTTGTTGTTCCTGTTGGTGATGGTGTAGGAGTCGGTAAATTTATACACTCACAATTATTATCTGCAGTTCCATCAAAGAAAATTGTCACAATATCACCTATTTGTGGTGTATAACTACTTGTGTAATTACAACCAGAATATATAAGTGAAATGGTTTTTGAACCATTAAGTGTTGACATATCAACAATATAGTTTGAGCTTAAAACATACTTGTTATCTACTAAAACATCCCAATTAATTGTTGTTGCAGTTGTGACACCACCAAAAAATCCTCTTAAAGGTGCTCTATTAAATACAGATTCCACTTGTGAATCCATAAATGGTATACCATAAGTATTACCTTGATTTGAGTCGGCATAATATGGGTATTTAACGTACTGTCTGTTTGATTGGGGTACACCTGCCGTATTTTGGCTGTTGAACCCAGGTTCTAAAACAAAACTATTTGCTTGATTATATGATGTTGGAAGTTTATTATACGATATTTCACTGTCTCCAATTTGGAAATAGGCAATATTAAATTTTCCTTGTGATAGTTTTTGCCTACCGACATCGGTGATTCTAGTGTTTACTAAACCAGACGTATTTTTAATTATGTATGCCATTTAATTTATAAATATTATAATTCTTATTATTAAACTTTTGTATTAACTATTTGTACTGGATTTATTACTTGTACTGGACAACATTCACAATTTACAGTGTTTGCACCTGTTTGAATGTAGAACGTATATGTCCCTGTTGAGCCTTGACAATACCCTGTATATATAGGACTAACCAAGTCTGTGAATGTTCCTGTTATTATTTGCCCACCCGAAATTGTTAAATTTTTGAAGTACGTTTTTGTTTGTTGGTTTTCAGGGACTACGGAGTTTGAGCAAGGTAGGTTCAATAGGTTTACATTATTACTTGTTGCCTGTAATGTCATTCCACCTAAACCACCATTAAAGGTAAATGTATTTGAATACGTAGGTGCTGCCAACGTATCAGGGTGATATTTAAGTGTGCTTACTTGTGTAACCGTAAACGCTATTTGTTCTGTTGTTGGTAGATTAGATGAAGGTGTTATTTGGAATGTATTTGTACTAGTGTTTAGTGTTAAAGTTATTGAGTATTGTGGTGGTTGTGTCGCACTAACTAAAACCAACTGTGGTGTTGATATTACATTATTTGAATCTTGTATAATGACAGTATATGATCCTTGCCCAAGATTTGGGAATGCAGGGTTTGGTGAATACGTAACACCATTGTCTATTGAATATTGGTATGGTGGTGTTCCTCCTAATCCTTGTATTACAATACTACCCTTACCATTACAAAGTATGTTATTTACAGTAACTATAGCCTCAACTGTGTTTCCACTACAAGTTCCTGAAGTAACGGTAAAGTCAATTATTTGTGCATTACCCAAAACTTGCCATCCAGCAAATGGAGGTATTGCAGGGTTATTATTTATTATTTGTCCTGTAATTGGTGTTGATCCTGACAATAACCATTGATTTGTGTTTCCTGTAACCCAAGATATTGTGTATGCTAAATCGTCTGACACCCAATAAGGATAACCGTTAGTATATCCACTATATTCAAATTGAATTTGTTCTATTGTATTTGGTATGTCAGGATCACTACTTCTTAATGTTAATGAACCACATATGTCACCATAAGTAGGTAAAGGTTTGATTGTTGTAGTAGTTGTTGTGGTAGTTGTTGTTGCAGTTAAAACACAAACAGTTTTAACAACAAAATCACCATAAAAATCGGTAACTAATGCCTCATAACTACCCATATCTAAATTTGTTAATAAAGGTGCAACACTTCCAGTGTCCCAAACAATATCATAAGGTGGTGTTCCACCTGTAATTACAAGAGTAACGGCACCATCAAAAGAATTTTCTGTGGACGGTTGTATTGAGAAACATCTAACGTCCATAGGGAATATGGTAATTACGTCACATTCATTTCTTGGTGCGATTGTTATAATTTCACCATTAGATGGACATTCACCGCTAATACAATTTCCATTATTTGTGACAACAATAACATCTTCTGAATCAAAATATGGGACTACTTTACTACAAACGGTAGTTGTAACACCAGTTGGTAAATAAACCTCAAGTGCGTTATCATCACAATCTATATAATAAACAAGTGTTGGGTTTATCAATCTAAAGGAGTAACAAACACAATCACTACATTCACAAGTTCCTGTTGTATTTTCTATTATTGCATATTCTTCAGAACAATCTATATCCCCCAAATATTTAACGAAAAAACATTTTTCGTCACCCGAATAATTTGGTACCGACATTTCCAAAACAACATAATTATCCACATAACCACTTAAAAAGGTTTCAAAACTTGTAAACGGTGCAATACCACCATCACAAGGATACAATTTGTAACAATCAACAGTTGTCATATTAATAAATAATTACTTTCGTGTTTTTTCTATAAAAGATTTCATAACCTCAATATATTTTATTGTTGTACTATTTTCATCAACATAATCAAAACAATTTTCATCTTGTCTTAACTTTTCAATTGGGTCGACATTTATATAATCACCTTTATAAAACTTTGTTTTTTTAAGGTTATCTGTAACTCCCGCCATATGAAGTATGTTTTTACTTTCATATCTATTTAAGTTGTCAGTTGCCCAAGAAAAATCAAGCTCATCTGTTATTATAGTTTTATATTCAAACTTCCATAAGTTCCATAAAACAGACCACATTTCTGCAGTCCAAAATTGTATTTGCCCTGGATTGATTGGGAATCTTCTTTGATAATCCAACATTTGATTATAGAGTGGTGTACAATCTTTATATACTTTATCCCAAAATTTGTAATCAGTATTTTTTATAATGTACTGTCCCCCACCAGAATTTTCTTGATTCTCTTTTATTTTTTCAACATCAATTCCAACAACATCAGCCATTTCTTTTAATAATTGTCCTTTTTCTGATGACGGATGTTTAAATTCATATCTTTTACAACAATCCATTATGTAGTTATAACCAATGTATCCAATGGTATCTGATAAATAACAAACATCATCTGATAATAAATTTTCAAAATTTGGTAATTCTCTAAAAATAATATCAGCATCATGTAGGAAAAAACACTCACCATATTGAGGAAAATTCTCAAGCCATTTTGATATTAAATATGGTTTGATACTTGGTATATATGTTTTATTATCTCTTTCGTCTTTATAAAAATGAACATTAATCCCTAACTTTATTAAGTCTACACCACCATCTGATGGTTCAGTTGTGTTATGAACAATAGCTAAAATAACGTGAATCTGTTCTGGGTTAATTCCTTTTTCAATAAAATTGTGTACATACAATTTAATTTGCCAGTGAAAATAAGGAACATCAGGTTGTGCTGTAACAAAAACAATATCTTTCATAATTGAAAGTATATTTCAAATGTGAAAAAAGTGAATTACTGTAAAATTCTAATTTACAAATAGTACAATATCTCTGCAGTGCCCGCAAATGTTGCATTTGCACCTAATGGTGTTATACACACCCACATTTCGTCAAGTGTTCCGTTAACATTAGAACCAACTCTAATTTGATTATCATCAATTTTTAATGTGGTAAGTGCTGATGTTCCTGATTCACCAATAAGTAATGACATAATATGTCCGTTTGATGTAACAGTCGCAGTCGTTGTCCCCGTAAATAAACTATATTGGAATGGTGAATTTGGTATGTCCACCCAAGTTGGTGTTGTAGATATTGTTGGGTTATATTCAACTGTAACCAAATAGTTATCATTTGATGTATTTAAAATACTTAAACTACTATATTGTGATGTAACTGACTTATATGATTCTTTTAACCTATAACCAATATATGGATACTTTGTTCCTGATGTGTTCAAAGTTGTTGTTGTTTGATGTTGTATCCCAACAGTTGAGTATAATCCATTTAATGCACCTTCTGTTGATACCTGACTACATAACATATCAAAGTATCCTGAACCAACACCTACTTGTCTTATTTCATACCTAATTGGTTGATTTGGTGATGACATATAAACGGTAGGTATGTTATTTGCTGCGGTATAATCTAAAAAATAAAATGTCTGTCCCGATAATACCATTCCAAATCTCATTCTACCAACACCTAACCACTGGTAATCAACCGTCATTAATTGAGTATCACTCCAATCAAAATTGTTTACATCAAAGTCTGTATTATTCCAAGTTGTTGTATCAGCACTATAAGTACAAGAACCACTTAAATATATATTAAATGTTATTGCACTTGTCACACCATTACTTTCTAAAAAGAACCCGTCAAATACTGAATTATACGGTGAACCAGATGTTGACGTAAAACAACCGACTCTTTTAATTATATTTGTCTCTATTTGAAGATTAGAAAGACTCGCCTCAAATAACTGACTTTTACCTGGTTGGTAAATCGGGTGTGTTTTAGTTTGTCTAATAACCAAATCATTATTTGCTGATGTTGACATCCTAACTCTCGCATATTGTTGATTGAATATTGATGTTGCAGTACCTGCAGTTACTTCACTAATTTGTAATGGATTTTTATCGTAAACGTGTTTAATGTCTAATAAATTTTGAACCGCTGCGGTTCTTAGTCTACCGAAAGCGTCCATATTTGGTCCGTCCGCGTACTTTATTGAGTTGTTAAAAATAAATGACATCTTATATAATATACCAATTTCCGTTTCTTACCATAACTGTAAGAGACATATAGTTTATATTCATATCAACATATGAATTCCCATCTATCAATCCTGATGCGGGTGTTAATCTTATTCTATAACTTCCTGAAGTTCCTGCCTCATCTTTAACAATTATATAAAATCCATCTCTTAATGTTGTTGATGGTAATGTTAAATCTACATTTGATGAACCACTAACACCCCAATATGAATTATCCCAAGTTAATGTTTGTGAACTTGTAATTGCCGAAGTAGCGTAATTAAGTGGTTGTGAAATATTTCTTGTTTTTACAACTCCTGTTGATGTATCTCTAACCAAGAAATTACTATTGGTATTATCTGTTTCAGGTGTATTTTGTAATGCTAAATAATTTGTATGGAATGTAGCTGCGGACACAGAAAAAACACCAAATCCAACAGCAGACGAAAAATCGTGTGTTATTGTATTTCCAGAACCATTCAAAATGGTTCCCCAACAAGCCGATGTTGTATTATTATAACCACCACCAATATAGGAATAATCACATAAAGTCGTATTCGCACAACCACCAACAAGCACAGAATAACCTCTTAATGATGCTGAAGCAGTATTCAATGAACCACCACCAATAAATGTATACGCCCTATTTATTGTATTACCAGAACCACCGACAACACTTGAGTATTGTTGTATAACAGTATTATATTCACCCCCCAATATTGATGCGTAACTACAACGAGTTAAGTTAAATGCACCACCTCCTACAATATTTCTTTGTCCTTCACTTGTATTTGTTTGTCCTCCACCAATAAAAGAACTATTACCTAATGTTTTATTTAGATAACCACCAACAACAACACCATAAGTGGATGTTGTAGTATTTAACCTACCACTTGTTATACTTGATGTGCAAGCTAAAACTGTATTATTTATCCCACCGACTACCGAGGATTCGTCCCCAATAACCGTATTACATAAACCAACTCCAATAATTGAACAAGACGCATTAAACAGGGTATTACATGACCCCCCACCTATAATTGAGGATGCGGATGTGTTAATTCTATTGCCTTGTCCGCTCAAAATACCTGAATCGTTACTAGTATATAAAAGGTTACCGACCCCATTACCTATAATGTTTCTTGTTCCCCCACTAGACACGTTACAATTACCATTACCTATAAAAACTAAAGTAGATGATGGCTGTATTGTGTTGAGAGATCCTCCACCAATTGTTGAATAATCCCCACTTGCGGTATTTTCTTTCCCACTTATAACCGAGGAATACCCCCTTAGTGGTCCAACAGTTGTATTTTGTCTTCCACCGCCAATAAATCCAAATGAATTTAACGCTGTATTTTTATAACCACCAGAAATTGTTGAGCAGTTAGAGTTTGTTGTGTTACATAATCCCCCACCTATAAATGAGGATATACCTATAATGTTATTAGTATTTCCACCACCTATGAATGAAGTTGTTCCACTTACAGTATTAAAAAACCCACCTCCGATTGTTGTATATGTTTCTAACACTGTATTACTATCACCACCACCTATTGTTGATGAACTATTATAAGCATTATTATAAGAACCACCCCCAACAAAAGAATTATTTAATGAAACGTTTGCCAGACCACCCCCAACTACAGATCCAAATATACTTGTATTACTAGAGCCACCACCTACTACAGAACCACTTTCTGTTGTGTTATATCCTCCACCACCAATAAATGATGTGTCACCACACGCTATATTGAAACCTCCCCCGCCAATAAATGAACAACAAAAAGAGGTGTTATTTACTCCACCACCAACAGTGCTATATAAACAATCAGTAGTATTACTATTCCCACCACCAATTGTTGAGTAATCCCCGGAAGTTGTGTTACACATTCCTCCACCTATTATTGAGTAGTCTCCAATTGCAACGTTTCCATTTCCACCACTAATCGTAGATGTGTTACCAGATGTTGTATTATTTATTCCACCACCAACATAAGCACCAATATTTGTTGATGAATTACCATAACCTCCACTTACTGTTGAGCACTGTGATGAGGCATAATTATTAAATCCACCACCTATTGTTACATAATATCCAGATGCGGTGTTTCCTCTACCACCACCTATTGTTGTAGAATAACACCCACTTTCAGTTGTATTACAATAACCACCACTTATTGTTGAGAATTGTCCTTGTGCCGTATTAAAATATCCACCACTTACTGTAGAAAAATTACCCGATGCTTCATTATTGTTTCCACATCTTTCAACAGAACCACTACCACTACTTAAAATCATAACAGATGTACTTCCTGTTAATGAGTCCAAAACTTGTGAGAATGTTGCTTTATAGGATGAACCAGCAGGGTTTCCTTGTGATGTATCGTATGGTTTTACAATATGAAATAAATCTTGTAAAGTTACACCTGTAGCTAATGTTCTATCTGTTAAAAATGACATTTAATGTTTTAATTATAAATACATCAAAATTTAATTTAGTTGAATTGGAATATTTCATAATTCATAAATAAGAAAATATCTCCATCTTGGAATTGTTTTGATGTTGGTGGGACATCAATACAAAGTAGTATCGCTAATTTATCACATCCTGTTGAGTCCACCAATCTTAACCCAACTGCAGGTGCTGTATCAAATTGTGGGGGTAAAGTAAAAGTAATTGGTGTTGAGGTTATCTCACCTAAATAAACACATTGATTTCCATAAACGTCACAAGCATACCCACTATAGGGTATTGTCATTCCTGTAACATTATATATGGTTATTTGTGTCATACAATTTAAGGCGTAACAAAAATTGTGACGGTTCCTATATCACAATTCAAAAAGTTATTTAAGTCACATAACTTATATGTTAATGATAATGTTTGAGCTCCAGTTGTTATTAGTGGTTTATCAACTGTTCCGTCCGTATCTAAAACCAACCCTGAACTTCCTCCCAAATAAGATAAACTTACATTACTTAATGTTACCCCTGAACCATTAATTGTTGACGAAGAAAAAACATTCAATATATCAAATACTGCGACCTCGTTGGTATAACCTGTATAGTCAGCCGCAAAGACAACAACATCACATTCAACACAAGAAATGTTATATTCAATTTTTAGATTTAATATTATTTGAGTATCATTTAACAAATTATAGGTTTCCATCCTACAATTATTTTGTATTTCTTGACAATCATTTGTTATTGTAATTTTATTGTTTACCAAATCAATTGTTACTTCACCTACACCAATAAAAGATTGTAATATGTTTTGTATTGCTTCAGCAAATTGATTATCATTTGGATAATCACCTAATCCTGTTGAAGTGTAGAATGTAGTGGTTGTAGTCGCGCTGCCGACAGTTGCTTCTAACTTGAATACTGCCGTATTCACGATACAATTTGTGTCACCTGTTGTTAAGTCATAAAACCCTTCACTATACATTTGTCTCACACCTCTTATACCCATCGTTGACGTGTTTTCAAATACATTTTCACAAAGAGTGTATGTGTTAAAACCACTTATTAATTGAGTTCCACCAAGTTTTGTTGTTCTTGAGAAACTACAACCATTATCGTCAATTACTGTGAGTGTGTATACATCAGAACTTAAACCTGTTACAATTAAACCTGTTTGTCCACTAACATTTGTACTCCAATTAAGAGTAAATGGAGGTGTTCCACTAGTGATTAATGCACTTATTTGTCCATCATTTCCAAATACAGGGTTATAATCAACAAAATCAAAATAAACACTTTGTGATGGTGCAACATAAATTGGTACGATATGTTCACACCCATCAAAATCAGAAACGGTTAATGTGTAATTACCAGGTTGTAAATTATTATATGTTCCTGTGTTTTGTACTAAATTATTTAAACTTGGTGACGGTCCAACTAAAGAAAATTGTAAAGGTAATGTTGCACCTGAAGAAACGGAAGTTAGAATTGAGCCATTATTTAACCCACAATTGGTGTCAATAGTAAGTGCCGTTACTGTAAATTTGTCAACGGAGTTTAGTGTTGTATTTCCTGTAAAAACACAACCCATATTGTTATTTATAGTATAAACATAATCACCAGTACCCAATGTTTGGAAGAGTTGATTTGTCCCGCCTACCACATTTGATACTATTGTTCCATTTGCACCTGATAAACTATATGTGTAGGTTGCAGTTCCTAATCCATTATCAACTAATATTTGAATTGTCCCGTTGTTTGCATTACAATTTGAATTTGTTGTAAAAACCTCAACAGAACCAAAGGAGTTAGGTGTTGTTAATGTCATTAAACCTGTTACTGTACATAACCCAGCATCGGTAACTGAATAAGCAAATGCTCCCGATGATAAACCAGTAAATGTATATGACGTATCAAAGGTAACTGACGGCATTCCACTTGTTCCACTAAAATAGAATGGTGCTGTTCCGTTATTTATAGTTATTGTTACTTCTCCATCTGGTTGAAAGCAGGTTGGTGGTACTACTATTGTATTTATTACCTCAATAGGTAGTACCTCATCCACTTGTATGTACTCTGTTGTGGTACAACCTATTGAATTTGTTATTTGTACCTGGTACACCCCTTGAGTTAAACCAGTAACAGTTGTTCCTGTTTGTCCGTTTACATCACTAATCCAATTTATTGTATAACTACTCAAAGGTGTTGTTAAACCTGTTATATATATTTTTCCTGAACTCTCATTAGGAATACAACTTGCATTATCAACAACGTAGTACCCAAAAGTAAAACCTGTTGAGGTTTGTATTACACAAGATTCGCTTTTACCTGAACAACCACCAAGATCAAAAGCCTCAACATAATAAGTATCCGCGGATAGATTGTTGAATATAACATAATTTTCTAACGTGTTTGTTGTTCCACCATCAACAAAATTATTTCCAATATTAAAAAGAAAAATATCTGTACCAGTAAGATAATTACTCGTATACGCAGTAATTGAACCGTTTGATAAACCACAAGTAGTTCCTGTACTTATCACATTTACTGAAACACCAGAAGATATAATAAAACTCAAGTACTCAATCGTAGATGGGGTATCAGAGTCCTGTACTTGAATGCTGTATGTACTTGCGGATAATCCATTTACAACGTACAACTGTGTGTTACCAGTTATTGCTGACGTTGGTATGTTTCCATTAACAATTACTCCTTCAGTAACAATCCAAGGTGGTGTGCCACCATCTATTTGTATCTCAACAGCACCTAATGAACTGTTTGTACAATCACCTGTAATTAAAACCGATGCAAATGTAATATAACTCATTATTGATTACAAAGTATTGTAAAGTTTATTCCGACATCAACACTGAAAGTATCGGTAATTTCTAATGGGTTACAATTTACATTATAAACTATAATACTTTCTTTTGTTAAATCTATAAAATAATTGTATCCTTCATTTTGTAAATTAGATAAAGTATAATTAAGCCCATCTAACCATTGTTGATTAGTTGGGTAATTTTGATAACCATATGTTTCGGCAAACATATAAGTTTCTAATGTTATACCATTTATTTTCAAATCGACGTACCACTGTACATAAACTGTGTTTAAAATACAATCACTCAATGATAAGTTGTTGAGACTTAAATATTGTTTTATAACATTACCAAGTAATGTCCCAAAACTAACCGTATTAGGATCGTTTGTCCAAGGATAAAGTCCACAACTTAATATTTGAGTTGGGCAATCATAAGCAAACAATTGAGTTGTTAGTATACAAGGATTACAAGGAATTGGTACTATTTCACAACCGTATTGTCTTCTCCAAACAAATTTTTGTCTATGAAAAATTGAGTTTTCTAATCTAACACCTGTATTCCAAATTGTTGTTGCAGGAACCATTTGTTCAATTAATCTAATCCAGTAATCACCAAGTCCATTGATGTAATCTATCATTGTTTGATAATTGAAATTATCATTACTTATCCCTGCATATTTTCTAGATTCTAAATATTTCCACCATATTGACTGAAGTGTTGGGTATCCACCTGTTTTTCCATCAGTAATAAATTGTCTATTTCTAACATTAATCATGTTTCTCCAAAAAGTTTGGGCAAACTCAAAAAATGTTTTTTCTTTTGGTTTTGGGACAATTTCTGTCCAATCAATACCACCTCTTTTTGGATATAATGGTTCTGTATTGCAAGGTGATGGTGGAACATAGTTTAATCCCTCATTTGGTATCGGGTAGTTATATGTTCTTGACATTGTATAAACATCATAAAGTAAACCAAAACTTGGGTTTAACATTATGTCTACATTTTTAACATTGATAACCAAACATTCATCTGGTGCATAATAATATGAATTAAATCCACCATCAAAACTTGTTCTTAAATCGGATTCATTGTCATACCAACTTTTTTTATTGTCAATTGTTTTTCTCAACCTAAAACCAAGATCCATATATGGGAACTTCCTAAACCTTTGTAGATATTCCTCCCCATAATTAAATGGTAATAAATTTGTCTGATAATTTGGGTTTGTACCAGTGAAAACACTTGTTGTCAAATCAATTTGTTCAGGCATTCTATGTTGTGGTGTTGATTCAAACCACCCACCTCCTATTTGAAAATAGTAGTTACTCCCGTCTACCGGCATACTCGGACAACCAAAACTATCTATTGGGTAATCGACTGCCGTTAAAGTTATATCAATAGTTGTACTTGATAATGTAACACCAGTATATTGTACACCCATTATTGAGTAAACGTCTGTTAAATCAAGAACTGGTGTATATTGTACATAAGTTCCTCCTGATATATTTGCGTATTGTGTATTAAACTGACTTAAATTTATTCTCTGATCGGCAAGATATATATGTTCATTAAAATCTAAAAGAAATTCTGGTGCCCCTATCAATTTCATAAGAACATCAATAGATCTCCTCGTACCTTTTGACTTAAAGAGGTATGCTGAATTAAGTATTAAATTTCTAAAATATTGGTAATTTAACTCTTCTGGTGTTGGTCCAATAGGTACCCCACTGAAGGTGCTAACACTTGTGGTAAATACAGAATTTAGGAAATCCTCTTCGGTAATAGGTGACATATTAGTTTGCCAACCTAATGTTAATGCTAAATTCTTAAGAAGTTGTGATGGGATATCATTTTGGACATTGTAATTTACCGAATTCATTCGGGCTAAAACGTCAATAAACTTTTTGGTTTCATCAAAACTTCTACCATATATTTGTAAAACCTTCTCAACTTTTTTATCAATCGTATCAAATTCTTTAATTGATGTTGTGGTAAGAAAACGAGAGATTAAATTCGTTTTATAAGCATCAAAATTGTTGGCAATTTCATTAAGTTGATTCAAATAATTATCAAATACAACTGATCTAATATCTAAATTCCAAGTACCGTCTTTTGGAAACTTAAGACTTCTATAACTTAACGTAAAGGTGCCGTCATCATTTTCAATTGGTACAGAAAAGGACGCTGTATAAATTGGTACCACATTCCTATTTAATAAAAAATTCTCAACAGGATCTAATTCCTCATTGAATGTTTTATTTACGTAAAAGTCACTAGGTCTTATTAATATACTATCTGTAGTAAATGTTTGATTTGGGAATGGGTTCCCTTGTATATAAACAGTTAAATATAAATCAGTATTTGTGGTTGGGACAATCTCGTTTATGACGTATGCTTCACCATTTACAATAAAAACGTATTTATTGTAATTGTCTTTAAGGTTTCTCAACTGTGATATTGGTAATTCAGATAATGAAGTATTTTTATTAGCATTTTCACTAAAATCAATACCAAAAGGATTTCTCATTGATGAAATTTCTATTTGTAATTTTGTTTCATCATATACCTCATCGTGAAAAATATTCACAGCTGTTGTTCCTGTTGAAAAATTAGGTCTTAAACTTAAAACTTCTATTCCAGCAGGAAAATAATTTATTATTCTTCTAACTGATGCCGACAATCTCAACACCAAAGAACCATATAATGTAAAGTTAGTAACTTGTGTTAAATCATAGTTTGGGTAAACTTGAAAGTTGTTAGCCAATATCATTTTAGACTCTTCAATATCAGAGATATTCATACTATCTAAAGACATTGGTTCTGAAAAACTACCTATTTCAAAATTTCTATCTTGTTTTTCGGTAATACTTGAGGTAAAATCAAAATTTCCTTGGGTAAACCCTCCCCCATCAACTAATTGAAACCCAACTAGATTGTTAGAAAATGTTCCCAACCCTGATGCTTGTGGAGGACAAGTAAATTTTTTTGCCATTACCCTACTATGTTATTGAATGATTTACTAAAATCTATATTTGTTCCCCTATCTTGTCTTACTTCATAAAGAAGTTCGTTAAATTGATCTCTGATTTCATATAGATTGTATTGTTTATAAATGTTATTTTGATTATCGTAGATAGTATATATACCGTCATCAATAGATTTAGTCTGATTTCCGTAAAGAGCAATTGCTAAAGTTGATATGTCGTTTTCTACAATTTCAATTTCAGTTGTTATTGGGTTAAAAAATGTATTAGTAATAATTATTTTTTGATTTGGTTGTCCAATAAATGGTGTTGCACTTGGTTTGTTAGTTGGTGAAGCGGATGGTGATAGTGTACAAAAAAGTAAATTTGTTGTTCCTTCCACGTATCTATATCTTATTGATTTTTGTGAAGTATTTGTCAAGTTAAGATAAACTGGTTCGCAATAAAAAGAAGACGTAATTATTCTGAAAAAATTAGGAATCTTGGTTCCATTATCGTTTAGATATTCAACTCTAAATCCCACAAGTCCTTGGTTAACAAATTTGTTTCTAAATTGTGATGGTACATTATTCAAATCAATTACAATACCTTTAACGTTTGGTAATGAAGATAGTACACCACAATCTGTTATTTTAGTTCTAATTTCAGCTGGACGAATGTATAATGTATATATTCCCAATCTATTAAAAGTGTCCGCAGGTAACTTAAGGTTATATAATCCACCTAAAATTTCAACATTAGCATTACCACCTGTGTCATTATTGTGAAAATATGGTCTTAACACAGCATTAGCGTCTAATTTTGTGAGTAAAAAATTGTCAGTATCATCTCTTGATGGTGTATAATTTAATATTATCTCAACATCTTCTGGACTGACATCTGCGGGTCTAATTGTTCCGTAACTTCCACTAGCCATAGTTTATTAATTCATTTATTGTTATTGAACATTTAGTTCTCTTTTTATAAATACCATATTTAATATTTTTTAACTTTGAAGAATCCATAACCGTATTTACTTAAATCTCCTAAATTATCAACTTCACCTAACCTCTGCATTGATTCCAAACCAGATGTTTTACCCCTTTCAATGAAAATATTTGACTGAAGTTGTGGTTCATCAATAACATTTAACAATGCTTCGTTTTTTGTTAATGCTGATAAAACATATTCATCAGTATCTATACCATAAGAAGAAATAAAATAAATTGTAGTCCCATCACTTAAATCCCAATATAATACATCATCAATTGTATATGCTGTATAGCTATTAGATGGATTTGCACCATAAACAATTCCAACACTACCAGAGTTTCCTGTTACTGGTTCATTTAATTTGAACTTACCGCCCCACATATTGTATTTAGGACCGTATTGTGCCAAATCATTCAACGAACTCTGTGTGTAACCTGTAATAAGTAAAGGGACTGTTGTATAATTACTACTATCAAAATCAATTAAATTAGTGTTTGAGTCTCCTGTAAAAATAAATTCATAACTAACTGGACTTGCCGTCCAAGTACAACCAACCGCAGTAAAATACGCGGTTCCTTGTTGATTTTCAATTGTAACCCCCGAATAAGGTATTGTTATTGGTTTTTTAACATCTGATATACCCCAAGGTGAGTAACAAGTTAGCGTTATTGTGTAATCACTAGGTGTTGATATGTATGTATGTGAAACAGGTTGTGAACTTGTTAGATTTACAAGTGGTGAGTTATCACCCCAATCCAAAACATAACTCGTAAGTGATAAAAATTTTTTAAGATTTTGTTCTGATGTGTTAAAAAATGTGATATTGTAAGGGTTGTTTGTGTCTGCCGACCAAACAAAGTTTATTATTGTGTCCTTCTGAAATGCCGCACCATCAAATGGTGTATAATACCCAATATCAACTGCCGTTTGTGTAAACATTAATGGTATTGTAAGACAAGACAAAAGTGATTCACCATTAGTACCGCCTGATAAAAGAATATTCATTGGTAAATAATACCCCGTATCACCTGTTAATGTGTTAATTGTAATTGCGGTTATAGGACAACAAGGATCTATTAAGGTAGTTATATCAGTTTCTCCTGTGTAGGGAACACTTATAATATCTCCTTTGATATTTTCTCTTGATATTTTGAAATAGTACTTTTGTTCTTCCATATTAAGGTGTTAAAAATTCATACCATTTAATTGGGTTAGTTTCCGTTCCAATCCTTGTATTACTTTGATAGTCAAATATTTCATATTTTTTGGTAACATAATTAAGTCTTACTTTTTGAAAAAAATAATCCTGTGTATTAAAATTATAATAGTTTCCACCTGCAGTGAAATCAGATTGAGGTCTATTCATCATCCTAACAAATACACCTAATCTTGCATCAAAAAATTTTGCAGACATATAAAATTCATTAACATCTATATAGTCTCTATATCTTAACCAATAAATGAAAAAACCTTCTTTATCTCCAATGTAATCTAATCCAAATTTTGGTTTTCTAATTTCAACATTAGACAAGTATGAAGATATTGTTACAGTTTCGTATTCCCCTTGTTGAACGGGTAATATGATTGTGAAATAATTTTTTTGGTTATTCTTCTCTACAGTATCATAGAAATCCAATTTAAAAAATGATTTAGTAAAAGGTTTTGAGAAGAAGTATACATCTTGTGGTGTAAAGCCTTCGGGAATATAACTATTTTGCCATGCATTGATGTTGTTAATAGTGAAACCAGTATTAAAAAAGAAAAACTCGTAATTAACTTTTGTTGCATTACTATTACCTTCTTCGCCAATGTATTCACCATGAGCAAATCTTGATAGTTCAAAGTCTGTAGGTTCACCAATAACATTATTTAACACCTCATTTTGATACGTATCAATTGCCTGATCTCTTTCGGAAAAATCCCATTTTATCTCAATAGGTATGTCCACTTTTTTCCCTATTGCAGATTTTACTATTTTATATTTATTCACAGCCATCTATTGTCGGATCTTCTATTGTTGTTATGTTTTGTTGTCCTACTCCTTCGTTAAACACCCTAAAAATAGTATTAACAAATGGATAGTGTTTACCATTCGTAAAAGGATAGTCAACACCTAAACCTACAGTATCAATAAAACCATATGGGTATATGTCTCTCCACCTAAAACCGTCTGTTGCATTTGAATAAAACGCATAGTTCGGTACTCCCTCAACAATGTTAGCATCACCTTCCTCAACATAGTCGGAAAATACACTTATTGTAATTGGGTTTAATGGATAATAGTAATACCCAAATTGATTTGTATAATAAACATAATTATATTGTGTAAACCAATTTTGGTTAAAGGTAAATTTATGGGTTTGTCTTGATATAACTCTTTCTAATTGTTCATAGTCGTTCCATTCACAAAAATCACCATCTATTGTATCACCTGACACTAAATCTTCTGTATAGAAAAAAGGTCCAACACCTAAATTTGAGTTGTATTGTTGTGTTGTTAAATTAGTATCTGATAACGGATTGTTTAAATCCCACCAAACACAAGGACCTTGATTTTGCAATGGTGTATTAAATTGGAACCCTGATTTAAGTTTATTAGTCCACCCCCAATATCCCTTCCATATTGTTGTAAAAAACAATTCTGACACAGGTCTATTTTGATTATCCAATAACAATCCAATATCAACGTCTCTATTGAAGGATAGGGTATAGCTTTGTGAATCCTCAAGTACTGATGTTCTTGGTAATGTTGGTGGTGTCAAGTTTCCTACTGGTGAGCCACCTGTTAAAACCTTTTCATATTTAGTTTTTTGATTAAATGGATTTTTTTCAAAACCAGAATTAACTAAAACTGCGTCATCAACATTTGTTAAAATTTTATGTTTTCTAACGTAGTATTTTGATATTGTTTCACCTGAATTTTCAGGATCGATAACTCTTCTCATATAACCTGTTGTTCCAACATCAAAAGTGTTTCCTAAATAACCAATATCATACAAGGTAAATATATATTCTTCACTTCCAGAACCACCATCACCTAATGAAAATATTTCAAATAAACTTGTTCCAAAATAATTAATTGATAAATTAACGTAATTACCAAAATTCAAACCATGTTTCATTGGACATTTGAATTTAATTATGTTATCAACGTTTGATACAATTAAAAATGGTATTCCTTCTGACGCGGTAAAACTCCATGTTGCTAATGTTTCAGGATCATGTGCGTAAAGATTTTTATCATAATCGTTTTCAAACGCATATGACAAATAATGTGTCCAATTATAAGTTGTTGCACTTGAGTTCATAAAAATTTGATGGTTTCCTAATCCACTTGTATAACCAACATTATTATTATCAGTTCTTATAAAATCAAACTCATTATATTGTGGATATCCAAACCAATCCGTGATTTGAGCTCCACAGGCAATTTCTCCCGCGCTAATTTCAGGTGTTATGTAATACAAATAATTCACATATGGTTGGTACCTAGTGCTTCCTGAATATGCGTTTTTGAATAGGAGTGTAAATTTAGTTGAGGGTCTAAATATTGTTGATGTCTCTCTTTCCGTGTTAAATCTTTCTTCTAAACTAACATTCAATATTCTATCATAATCAACAATCTCGTGACTAGTTTGTTCCAAAACGATTTTTTCGGTTTCATCTAATAAAGGTGCACCTTGATATCTTTTAGTACTTAAGACGATATTTGTTGGATTATCTATCCCCATTTTTAATCAAGATTTAAGTAAAGTTTAACAAATTTATCTACCGCAGTATTTCCGTTATTTAATCCAAAATAAAAGAAGAATGGAGCACCAACTAAAATACTATCAGGAGGTAGTCCATTAACAATTGGTGGGTTTACACCATTACTATTTGGCAATGGATTTCCATTCTGATCAAAGTTTGTAATAAAACCAAAATTTTCAATTGATTGTAGATTTGGGTTAGGTCCTGTCCTAAAATAAGGATCAGTATTAAAGTCTAAATTTTGATATTCTTTACTAAAAAACCCTCCTGATGGTAATACGTTTGTATTCCAATTGTTATTTTCAGTTCCAAAAATATTGCTGCTCGATGATGTCATTCTCCATCTATAATGTGGAACTACTTGATCACTAGGGTAACCATAATAACTGTAAACACCACCACAATTACTTGTATAAACATCAATACCAAAAGATAAGTTCCTTCTATATGAATATTCTTCAGTGGATGATGAAAAGAAAATACCAAAAACAGGTCTATCCAAATTGTCTTCACCTATAAATAAAAAGTCATCGTCATAATTTTCATTTATATATGGTTTAACTTTCCATTCTGAATTGATGGACAAAGCTTGTGCAAAATCACCATCAATTCTATCTGCTCTTCTATTACTATTAAAGAATTGTATAATTCCTTTACCTTCCGTGTCACCACCAGGTCCCGAAATAGGTAACATTTGATCCCTAACAGTAGAATTTAATAGTCTTGATATGAACCCCATTTGTATCAAGTCTGAATTATCTTGATAAGATGTTGATTTTATTTGATCCACTAAATAACCTTCAAAATTTGAGTCGTTACATATTTGTGTTATAAACTTTTCTCTTGGTCCCATATCCATTATAGTGGTTGGGAATTGTATTCTTTTGGTGTTGTAACCCAAACCAGGTAATTCATCTACCACTTGTTGTGGCCAAAGTGGATTCGGTGGTGGTGATTCTACACCTATAAATTGGTTTGTTGTACTATTCCAAGGTGATGATCTATAATAGAAACCATTGTTCAATTGGTTAAATATTATTGTGTCTCTACAATAATTGTATTGTGGTTCATTAGGATTAGTCAAAGAATATGTTGTTGATTTATTGAAACTAAACATATAAAGGACACCGTTAATCCAATTATTTTGAAATGTCTGTGCAAATACCCCTCGACAAGCAGCAAATGTAATTGTAAATCTTGTCTTCCATTCCAAAAATAATCTTGCATCTGCGGGGTACTCAACAATATAATCTTTATTTAATAAACAATAACAACCTTGAACCATCCTATCAGATGGAACCTCACAATTGTTTGTATTAACCGAAATATTTGTTCCGCTACCTTGATAACATTTTAACGGAACCATATTTTCACAATTAAGTGTTTCAGTTAAACTTTGTACTTGTTCTGTTTCATCATAAACCGCTTGTCCCGCTGACGGATCTGGTGCAACACCTATAGCTGGTGCGGGTTGTAAGCCCCCTTGATAAAAAGTAAAGTTGTCATTTTGATGTAAAGCATAACCAGTATTATCATAATAACCATTTTGTGTTTTGGTTGATGTTGGTAATCTATCACTTCTCATTACCATATATTGATCCCCACCAGGTGTCTGATCTACACTATAATTAATATTGGATAAAGAATACCTATAATATGCGGGAGAATATACGGAGTATCTTTGTAGTCCTGAATTTGCATATATGTCTTTGTCATCTTCAGTTCCATTATTGAATGTTTGTGTCATACCTGGATATGCGGCAGAGACATCTGCATTTGATATTGTCATAGAACCACCAGCAAAATAATAATCAGTTGTTGCTTGGGTGTATACAGAATAATCTATTGTTGGTAATAGGTAACCTCTAGTTTGGTACCCTGCAAATATCGTATGTCCATTATTGAATGATAATTGACTAATATTTAAGAATCCAAGACCAGGACCTCCTTGATAGGTTGCAGCAATTAACTCGTCAGGACATAAATAGTAATACGGTAAAGTAGATGTAAAACCTGAAAATTCATTACAAGTAACACCACTAACGGTATAAGTTTCACCTAATGTGAAGTTATATGACTTAAAGTATAAATCAGGTGCTGTATTATTGTCGGATATTTGATGACTTTTTGGTTTTATTCCGTTAGTATACCCTTGTATTGGGACATTTAGATAATACTCACCACTAACAATTGGACCTTGTCCATATGTATTATTACCAAATATTATTGATAAATCATACTCGTTTGTTTGAGGTGGTGAATGTGGGTCCACACCTCTTGTTATTATTAAAACTTCATATGCACTATATTGTGGAAAACCTTCAATTACATTGCTTGTAACATAATAATCAAGTGAAGCAGGTGGGGCTGTGCCAAATGGATCACATTCATCCAAATAAACAAATATACCATCGTGTCTCAAATATTTATTTGGGAATTTATTAGTGGTTGTAAAATTTGCTTGATTACTAAATTCTTCATAAGTATATCCTTCTATTATTTGGAAATACTCAACATCAATTGGGTATTTTAAGTATCCTTCAGTGTCACCACTATAGGTTATAGTATACTGTGGTGAAGGAGAAAAGTTAACGTTTTGGTTTGATGGGTTCGCATAATCAACAGTAATTGTTGTACTTGTTAACGAATAACCTGTTACAGCACCATTACCAAATTGATTGGTATTGTCAAATGTGTTGCCATTAAAAAATGTTGTCCCAGTTATATTTTGATTACAAAGTGATAACTTACCGTCTTGGAAGGAGAACACACTACCTACGCCTATTTGATTTTTAGTACCAGACTTTGCAAGAACAACTAATACTTGATCTTCATGGAATGTTGTTGTGTTTTGTGGTTTATTAAATGTTGCTCTTATTTTGTTAACACCATCAAAATATTTTTGTCTTAAATTAAACTCATTTAATTTTTGTGAGTATGTTTCAGAATATGGCTTGGCAAAATATCTATATGATATATTACTAGGTCTAACCCCTGAAAATAAAAATGTTGTTGGGGCGTGTAAGAAAATTTTGTCTGGTATACCTAAAGCATCATTACCAACGTCCAAAGATTCACTCCCGACTAACGTTCTCTTATATCCTAATTCAGCTGCGGTTAATACTCCATTACCAATTTCATCACTACCAATAGAAAATGAAAGTGATTTGTAAGCACAAAATGGGTTTTCATAACCTGGATCAGAATCACAACCCCCAATACAATTTGAATTATAGAAAGGTCCAGAATATGGTGTTGCTTGGTCACCTTCTTGTGTACCATTAGGGTGGGTGTAAGATAGCGCACTTAACTGATTTGCGGGTATAATAAATGTGTTACTTGTTGCCGCAGATGTTGGGCTACCTGATGGTAACTCAACATCAGACACTTGTGATTGTGCATCAGTAATACCTTGGTTTACACTATTTGAATCTAAATTGTTTGCTTCACTAAAATCCGCATTACCACATTGACAATCGCAGGTTGTACAATCTGGGTAAGATAACATCGGAAGTCCTATCCTTGGGAAGTTTTCAATTTTTATAAGATATTTTATAGTAAATGCAATAAACGCAATACCTGCCGCAATATAAAATAACGCAGCCAACGCTTGTTTCAAAATTTGTAAAATTGTTCCTATAGATATTACAGGACCACTAAAGTTAAAATCAGTTAAAGATAATATATAGTAGACTAAATCTACTGCGGCATCAACACCTATATAAACTAAATAAATCCCCAAAAAGATTAATAGATATTTTAGTACCGGCCATATCCAAGCAACAAAGTGTGCAACAAATAACAAAACCAAAAGTGGAAATGTTAATATTGTCATTAATATATTAAATACAAAGAATAAGAAATCAAAGTTTCTTATTATATCATTAACAGGAAATGTATTAACAGTTGATTTACAATTTCTGTTGTCAATTTCTTTAATACCTAAATGTTTTGCTCTACCAACACCATTTTTGTATCTATCAAGAAACATGGCTGTAGTATATACCTTATTATAATTAAATTCATAAAAAGTATCTTCACAGTTTATTGCGGCATCTGGATCCACGTAATCGTCCCAATCTAAACTAAATGAATATGATTTTAATAAATCAAAATATTCTTGATTATATTGTTTATAGGTTACTACCGCAGGTTGTAATGGATCGATAAACGTAGGTGTTATTAAAACATAATCATTTGGTGATTGAACAGTGATAACTTGAGAATCACCATAATAAGGTGTCCAGCTTGAAGGTGGTGAACCTACTGATACAGAATAGCTTGACACGTTTATTGTTTCGTCAAAAACAATCCCACCATTACCTAATGGTCCATAATAAAATGAGATTGGACCTCCAGGAATTGAGAAGGTAACGGGGTTAGGTGTTGTTCCAACACCCGTGTAAGTAACAGATGAAGGTAATGTTGGATCGGTTGGGATTATGTTTAACACAATAGTATTAGTCAATCCTAAACCAGTTATTGATGTTAATGGATCACCATTATAAGGTACCAACCCACTTACTGGTGAGTTAAAGTTTGGTGCAATAAAAACTGTGAATGAATCAACATTTGTTAGCACGGGGTTTATCAAGCTACCAGGTCCCCCCACTTGTACAATACTTGTTGTTGTTAATGGTTGTAAGGTACCCGTAAGTGTCTGAACCGTTCCTGTTTTTAATGGATCATTAAGATAACTTGATGTTTCCCACCCATGTTCTTTAATGTTTGGGACAAAGTAATTCGCCCTTAAAAAGTCACTTTGTAAACCACCTTCATTTTCCCACTTGAATTTGAATCTATACTTTGCCTTTGTTGGTATTCCTATTTTAGGATCGTTAGATATTGCTTGCTCACCAAATTCGTTTGTGTATATGTAATCCAAATTCATTGGTATATTAACCAAATATGAACCATCCCCGTCTATTACTTTTCCATCACTTGGGAGTTTATGTTCTTCCAATATTGGTAAACCCAATTCATCGGTAAATATTGTTTGTCTTAATGCTAATATTTGTCCAGGTCCTGCAATTAACTCACAAAGATTACCTGTATTATTTCTTGGTTTACAACTAACTCTCAATGCGTCATCGTCAGTTGTTGATACAACCGAACCCATAAAAACCGCAGTTGGGTTAATACTCACACTTGCTTCAGTTGTTAAATCAAAATCAACTCTTGTGATACCTAATTGACAAACATCTGTATCACCCCATAGTGGTGCGATATCTACAATTTTATTTAATGTTTTAACTTGTGGTAGTTCATTTAGATTTGTTGAGGTTTTGAACCTGCTTCCATCCACTTGTGTTTCTGTTGCTTGTCCTGCTTGAATTAAATCTTGGGGTGATAACGAAAAACATCCAATATCTGATAAATCCACATCTAAAAAAATTGTTTGACTACCAAGAGGAACACCAAATATCATGTAGTCACCACTCTCGTTAGTTTTAACAGTAAATTTATAATACTTATCATACACTTCAATGTATGACTGATCCAATAATGTTTCTTGTCTATCGGGGAATGTTCCTGTCGCTAAATGCCCATCATAGGATGGATTTTTAGGTAGTAAATTATAACGATATCCATCTTCATTTACTTCAGATAAACTTGTATATGGGTACAACTCACTTATAACAGGATTGTCAACATCAGCATCTTCTAAAGGTATAAAAACAGAAACTTTTGCGTTTGGTAAACCAAACCCGCCATTCACAAAAACTCTACCAACAACAACACCATAATCGGAACATTGTCTGTTATATATGTCACTTTGTAATATCTTAAGTGAAAGTATGTTTAGGTGATCAAAATCTTGTTCTAAATTTAATTTAATACTTTTGTCTACACCTACTTGTGTCCTTATTCTATATGATTTTGGCATTAAGTTCTCTTTTCTTCATAAATAGTTTATTTCCTATTTTAGAAAAATAATCTCATTCCTAAAAAAGTAAAAATAAAAAACCCACCGAGTGGGCGGGTTGTAAGTGTTATTTATTTTTTTTTAAGAAAAGTTTACACCTTTTAAGTTAAGTACTCTTACATTTATATCTTTGTTTGGATATCTGATTTGATATATTTGAGTTGGTTCAGCAAAGATTGTGTCTGCAATTAATTCAATTTGTCTTGTTGTTGAATCTGAATACCTTTGAGATGTCTGTGAAGAAGAGTATTGTCCCCCTACTTTATTAAAGAAATTGATTGCGGATATACTTATGACTCCTTCAGTATTTTGTATTCTTCTTCTAATTTCAGATACAAAAACATCGTTACCCAATTGTCTATTTGTTGGTGCAAAATATTCAGTAACAATATCAATAACTTGTGTAACAATTGAGCCTTGGTTTTGACTTGCATCTAAAACAACGTCAACGTCAACTGCCAAATCTATTACATTAGCACTTTCAATAGAAATGTAATCGTTTATCATTCTGTAGTTAGATAAATAATTAGCAATATTTTGTTTTAATGTGTTTGATGTTATTTCAGTTAATTTACCATCATCATCGTAAGAAAGTAATTTTATTTTTATTTTATTATTTTCTTCAGTAATAGACACTTTTGCTGGTGCACCAAACTGTGAAGGCATTGTCCTAATTAATGATTCATAATCATTTATTGTGACTGCTCTATTTTGTGCCGAAAAATTATAAGTAACCATTTGTCTTATTTCTTCAGTTGATGGACTGTCAGCTCCACCAATAGCCGCAGTTACGTTATTACATCTCAAAGAATTTATAACATTTCTATTTTCATTTTCGGAAGGACCGTTTACGGCAAAATTAATTGTGCCTATTTGATTTATTACATTAATACCCAAATTTGTATTACTACCACCACCAATCCTATATTGTACAAACATAGTTGTATTTGGTTGTAACGCACTACCTAACGCTAAATTATTGGAGTATTTTGCTAAATCAAAGGATAATCCAGTTCTTGCAAATTCTCTTAACTGATCTTCGGCAGAAGTGTTACCACCACCAAACGTCATTTTGAAGAACCCTTGTGACGTGTATTCCGTAATAAATTTATTTGATGTTGTTATATATTTACCTACTTTTATACCTGGGGAATCGGCAACCTTGGTTGGGTCTTCAATAAAAACTCTATCCTCAATTAATGCTTTTACTTCATACCATCTATTATTTTGTGATAAAAATTCTTGTGGTTGAGGTATTGTCGCGTATTGAGTACCTTCTTTTATTAAAACACTTGTTACACCTAATACGTTTTTTTCAGGTAAAAATAATTCAAAAAATGGACGTACGTCACTTGCAGTAACTACTCTTTTGAATACTTTAGTCACCCCATTAACAACAACTTCTCTTTTCGTTATTGTATAATTTTGTAGTACACCGTTTGAATCAAAATTTGGTATTTTTAATCTATTTGGGAAACCTTCTGCATTAACGGCAGATGCGAAATCAATATCGTTTACAATTTCAAAAGGTTGTCCTGAACCATTAACTTGTGAACCTCTTCTTAAAATTCCACAATATCTTAAATCTTCACTGTCACCAAGAGCGGGAACTGTGATTGAAAAGTCGCACAAAGCAACAGATGGTCTTTGTCCTGGTATTTTTAAACCGTAAGTTCTTGCTATATTGAAAACTGATGACCTTTGTTGTGCAAATTGTAGTACAGTCTCTTGGATACTTCTATCAATATGAAAATGTAGGTTGTCTGTAACAGCCGCGTTCAAATCCATAAATACAGAGAATATCCCCGCATCATTAAAATTTTGAACTAGTTCTGGATAATACTGTCGTGTATAATTAATTAGTTCGGTTCTAATCCCCTGAAAGTCCCTTGTTGTGTAAGATATTTTTTTCTCTGCCATATTATTAAATATTAATAATCACAAAATCACTCGACTCAAAAGCCGACGCGGTTATTTTATAATCAACTCTGACTTTTGCAGTATATTCTTTTTGTGCTAAACCAGGTACCCTAAATACTCTTTGTCCTTCTGAATTTATGTATGTTGCACCTGGATCCTCCAAGTCTTCTGTGGCTTCGGTAATAGAAATATTTGTTATCAATAAACCAGGTATAAATTGTGAAACACTTGTTCTAATTTCACTTTCAATATCACTAAACGTTGGCCCATCTAAAGGTTCAAAAATATATTCATATAATCTTGTACCAAATTCAGGTAAAAAATATCTTGTACCCTTTCTGGTTAATAACAAATGTACCAAATTACTTCTTACTTCGTCATCAGATGTTTGTGTTACACCTAAATATTTACCCAAAGATGATTGTTCAAATGGAAAAAATAAACCGTATGTTGTCCCGTATGCCATATTATAATAAATATAATGTTGGTAATTTTTAATTAAATAAAAAATCCCTACTTCAATAGGGACTCTTTTAATTTTGTACTTCCTTTTTCATAAAGTGGTTCATATGGACAATGTTTACATTTTGAGCCACAACACCTGCCTCGTTTTATATGAAATGATTCACTCATAACAATATTACCATTTTCATCCTTATAGAAATCAGGTTCAGGAGACTTTTTTGTAATCTCCTGAACATATAATTGTTGTACCCAATCTTTAGATGCACTCACTGTCATAATTAAACAATTTCACAAGCGCCGCCTGCACAAGCCGCCTCACCACGAAGGTCGGTATTATCTTGCAACTCAATAACTTTTGTTAAGTCAACATCTTTTAGTGCTGAAAGTAATCTTTCAAAGTCTTCTTGTGTGCAATCCTCAAAAGGAGCCTGTGTATAAGTTCCACCGTTGTAAGGTAAAACAGATAGTCCATTATAGAATTTTCTGTTTTTCCACATCCAATCACCAACAAATTCCCACTCATCTTCTTTAATTGAAACTGTTGCTGAAACGTTGTGTGTGTTTTGACCA